TGGCTTTGGTCCGATCGCAATGAATGCAGCTCTCGCCTGGGACGATCGCCCCGCAGGTCCCGCAAACCGTATCGGTCTCGGTGTGATTGCACCAGCCGAAGTGAAAGGTGCGATGAATCAGGGTCACTTTCAGGTGTCCGGCCATGGTTATTCTCCCTGTACTGGCATGAGTGAGAGGGTAATGAGCCGGTTGCGCGTGTCGGTGAGGAATTCCCGCTCGATGATGCTCTCCGTCTGTTGCAGTAAGACCGTCATCAGATCGGCGGCTTCGTCGATGTGCTTGGCGTCTTGCTTGGTGAGATACATAGGAACCTCCTTTTGTTGTGGTGATGGTGAAGCCTTCCAGAGTGCCCCCCGATGAGCGAGGGGCGAACCGCAGGGCTAAACCGCTTGGAGTTGCTTGGCTTCCTGCTTCGCGGCTTGCCGAGCCCGATAGAGACTCAGGACTTCCGCCTTGATGGTGTGCAACTTGGCGAGGATGGCCGTATCCCTTGAGAGGGTGTCGAGGGCCTTGGCGCTGAAGGCGTGGGCTGGTATGAGGAACTCGCCTTTGCCCAGGTTGTCTCCGATGACGAAGGACTCGAACCCGTTGCCCCGCGTCCGCAGATTCACAGCAATGCGATAGCCCCGCTTGATCGTGTTGCCGGTGAAGTAGTTGACGCCTCCCTTGTGGTAGCTGATTTCTCCCACGAGGTAATCGGCTCCATCGTCGTCTCTCAAGGTGGGGTTACTCCCTGAGACGTTCTCGGCAAAGACTTCGATGCGGGTTTTCTGGTTCGGTCTGGTTCCCATGGTGTGCTCTCCCTTCGCGTGTGGTTGTTGGTGGCTGACTGACTTTCCAGATAGTTAGTGCTTGGTGTACAGATTCAGGCCCAGCTTGTAGGCCGGATGCCCTGGGACCGACTGATTGCCTTCGGTGGAGGCGACAATCAACGTCTTGCCAGTGCTTGAGGGGACCTGATCGGCTTCCAGGTCACAGGTGATGATGAGCTTGCTGCCTTCGACCTTGAGTGACACGTTCCGCATGATATGAACCTCCTTGAATGAGTGGTTAGCGTTTCCGTAGTTCAGGGTTGCGTTTCTCGATGCCTCTGAGCATCTCGGGCATAAACGGATGGACAGCCCTGGCTCCCGTTTCCCAGCGATGCACGGTGTTGTTGGCCACGTTGAGCAGTCGCGCCAAGGCTTCTTGAGATAATCCGCGCTCCGCTCTCCAGGCTTTCAGCTCAGGGCCGGTCATGGTGGTGACTCGCACGCCTGCCATGCCTCCTTCAGTGTTGTTGCAGAGGTTGTCTTGTCCGAAGAACGCAACCCATGCTTTCTCTGCCTCATTGGCCTCCGCTTGATCCTTGGTGACTGTGAGGATCGCCATACCGGAGACTGAGAACGGGAGATCGCGCCGTTTGGCATGATCCTGGAAGCGACTTCGCAGATTGCACGTTTGCCCGACGTACCGGATCAGTCCGTGCTCATCGGTCAAGCCGTAGATGGTCTGCGCGTGCTTCTTCATCGCTTGCCTTTCTTCGCTGAGGCAATCATGGCCTTGTCCACTAACCCACGCACGACCACGGCCACGCGATCATGGTCTTGTCGTTGCGCCTCCTCTTGGAGCCAAGCCTGCTGCTTAGCTGAAAACCTGATGGAGACTGGATTCAAGAGCACCATACGAACCTCCCTGTTGAATGTGTAACCGCACCGTCGCCTAACCGTCGCCTAATCGTAGCCCCAATTTCTGATTCATGTCAAGCCCCTTGAGAAATAATTCTGAATCATTTATTCTCCCCGCGATGACTGAGCCAGAGATCACAGAGATCCTTCAGGCTGTCAGCACCCTCAACAGTCTCTACGCGGTCGAGCGGCGGTCTCCTCAATTCATGGCAGCGGTGGGCTTGGTGCTCGCTTCGACCTCCCTTCAGAAAGCGGCTGGCTGTAGCTGGCTGTTTCACATCACTGATCCCCATGACGAACGCCTGAAGGCCTACCAATCGCGTGAAGATGTGAAGAACGGCTTTCTCAATGCCGATCACATCGCCTCGTGCGCGAATTGTCAGAACCCCCATCAGTTAGCGGCGACCTTCGGACGGCTGGGCTTGCACATCGATCACGTGTTTGCCCGGATGGTCGAAGAAGCGGCGAGGGCGTTGAAGTGAAGGAATTGACCCCGAAGCAAGAACTCTTCGTCATTGAGTACGCCAAAGACTTCAATGCAACTCAGGCGGCGATTCGGGCCGGATACAGCCCCAAGACCGCCAGTGAGCAAGGATCACGTTTGTTAGGCAAGGTCAAACACCTTGTTCAGATTCGCCAGGAGGCTGTTAAGGCTGAAGCGGCGAAGAGTCTGCCTGAATCCGTGACCCGCACGAATCGCGGCATTGCCACGCTAGAGCAATCATTACGCCTCTGCACGGCGATGGCCTTCGGAGATCCCCGCAAGCTCTTTGACGAACACAACAACTGCAAGCCGGTGGCGGAATTGTCGAAGGTGCAAGCCCTCATGGTGGCAGGCTTTGAGGTTGAAGAGACCTTCACGAAGGTGGGAGACAAGGCCGAGCATACCGGCTATGTGAAACGGTTTCGGATGGCGGATCGTGCGCCCTACGTCAATATGCTCCTCAAGTTTCATGGGGCATTCCCCTCTAGCAAGCAACCGCTCCCAGGTCCGAAGGATGTAACCCCGCGATTCGATCCCAAGAACCTGACCCCTGAAGAATGGGAGCAGGCGAAGGCCCTGCTGTCCAAAATGCAGGTGAGGGCTATCGATCATGCTTCCTGATGGCCTGGACATTCTCAGCCTGACCGTAGCCGAGATAGACCGTGAGGATGTGCGCCGGTACGGGCTCAAGCGGTTTACCGAACTCGCCTGGCAAGTGATTGAGCCGTCTACCCCGTTCATCGGGAACTGGCACCTCGATGTGATGGCCGAGCATTTGGAAGCCGTCTGGAAGTGTGAGACGCATGACCTCCTTATCAACATGCCTCCGAGACATTGCAAGAGCATCCAAGTGGCTGTGATGTTTCCGGCCTACGTCTGGACCTTGGAGCCGTCCCTGAAGTGGCTCTACTCCTCCTACGCTCAGTCCCTCTCGATCCGTGACAGCGTGAAGATGCGCCGGTTGGTCGAGAGCCCGTGGTATCGGGAGCGGTGGGGCAACGTCTATGACCTGACCAGCGACCAGAATCAGAAGATCAAGTTTGAGAACGACAAGACCGGCTACCGGATGGCCACGAGTGTGGGCGGCTCCAATACCGGCGAAGGTGGAGACATTCTCGTAGTGGACGATCCGCACAACGTCGAGCAGCGTGAATCCGATGTGATGCGCGAAGGGGCCATTGATTGGTGGTCGAACGTCATGAGCACCCGCATCAACGATCCGAAGAAGCGACGGCGCATTGTCGTCATGCAGCGGGTCCATGAACACGATCTATCCGGGCATCTCCTCGATCAAGGCGGCTGGCATCATCTCAACCTACCGGCTGAATACGAGGGCGGGAAGTGCATCGTGATTGGCTGTGTCTTCCATTGGGACAAGGACCCCCGCACGGTCGAAGGGGAACCGCTCTGGAAGGATCGATACGGGAAGGCTGAGATAGCCCAGCTCAAGAAGGACCTCAAGGAGTTTGGGGCAGCGGCGCAGTTGCAGCAACGTCCGGCTCCGGCAGAGGGCGGCATTCTCAAGCGGCATTGGTGGAAGTATTGGTGCTACCCAGGCCAGGAAGAGACCTTGCCTCCCGTGCGCGTGAAGCTGCCCAGCGGGGAGTATGCCGAAATCAAGCCGGTTCCCTTGCCCTACGCCTTCGATAAGGAAGTGCAATCGTGGGACATGGCGTTTAAGGACCTGGCCACGAGCAGCTACGTGGTCGGGGAGCAATGGGGCCTCAAGGGGCCGGATTGCTTTCTCAAGGATCAGATTCGTGCCCAAATGGACTTCACGCAGACGCTTGAGAGCTTTCGGGCCTTCAATCGCACGCACAAGCGTCCGAGTACCAAAGTGGTCGAGGACAAGGCGAACGGGCCTGCGATCATGTCCGTGCTCAAGAAAGAGATTGCAGGGGTGCAGCCTCATGGCGTGACCGGCGACAAGCAGGCGAGAGCGGCGGCCTATGCTCACATCCCGTCAGCGGGGAACTGCTATCTGCCCCATCCGTCCATTGCGCCGTGGGTCGAGGGGTTTATCAACGAGTGCGCGACCTTCCCGAACAGTGAGTATGACGATCAAGTGGATACCTGGAGCCAAGCCATGGATGTATTGTATGCCGTCGAAGATCCTGGCGTGTCGATCACGCCCGAATACTCTGCCCAGTTCCATCAAGCCAGACAAGCCCTTGAGCCGGTGCCAGGGTTGCCGAGCTTCCGGTTCTGGTTCCAAGGGCTGTATCCGTGCTGCCTCATTGGGCAAATCCTCTCAAGTGGTCGGATCGTCATGCTGGATTGCCTCTTAGGTGAACAGAACGGCGGTATCGAGGACCTGATAGATCGGAAGGTCTCAACCGTCTTGGCGGCGGATTATCGCGGCTGCACGGACTGGCGCGACATTACGAACCATCCTCCCTTGAGTAAAATCAGCGAAGCCTCAGAGCATCGCCTGGATCAGATCATTGCCGACAAGCTGCAAGGATCAGCCGAGCCTGGTGAACCAGACTTCTTTATCCGGCTCAACGCGATCAAGGGGCTGTTGTCACAAACGGGCCGGTTGACGGTGAACCCTGCGCCCACGCCTGGGGAAGCCAAGCCCTGGATTCACGAAGCCTTGGCCGGTGGCTATGCCTTTCGGAAGGATCAGAGCGGGGTGATCTCCAAGACGGAGGCTCGCCGCTTTCATCCTCTTACATCAGTTGGTGAAGCTCTCGGACACGGACTCGCAAGGATTTTCGTTAGAAAACCTATGCCAGTTCCAAAATTCAATAAAACGGAAGCCACAAAGCGAGCGAAGTCATACGCTGTCTGAGGTTGAATGATGGCCCAAACGAAAGAACAAGCGCACGCCTGGTACCTAAAGAACAAGGAGAGGCGAAAGGTGCTCGCTGAGAAGAATAAAGAGCATGTTGCCTCCGTGAAGCATGCGTACTATCTCAAGAATAAAGCAAAGAGGAAGGCGTCAGATCGAGCATATTACTTGGCCAATCGTGAACGAAAAACAGCTTGGCAGCGTGAATACTACAAGCAGAATCCTGACAAGGTGAAGGCGATCGGTCGAACCTGGCGCGTTCAACATCCTGAACAAGTAAAGATGAATAGCCGTGAGTATCGTGAGACACACAGAGATTACCGTGCCGTCCATAACGCGAAACGCCGAGCATTGAAAGCTGGATGCCGAGCGAACGTATTCACGGGAAAAGAGTGGGGAGCGATGAAGGCGGCATACGGTTATCGGTGTGTGTACTGCCAGAAAAAGAAGCCGTTGACTCAGGATCATGTCATTCCTCTTGCCAAAGGAGGGCTACATGATAAGGCGAATATTGTTCCAGCCTGTCAATCCTGCAACTCACGGAAGAACACGAGAGAAGCACCGAGCTATCAGCCGGTGCTGTTTCTATGAAAGGGCTAAGAGCTATGCTGTCTGAGTCTCGCCTCCGCCCTCGCTTGCTGGTGCCGTCTGACCGACTGAACGCCAGTGATTCAGTCGATCAGTTCCCACGATGGGCCAGGAGAACGATCGACATGGCCGAGCAAGCGGAGACCATGAATCGTTCGATGTTCACGCGAGAGGGCTGGATGAAGTTCATGGTGACCGAGAAGATGGGCCGGTTGATGGTGGCTTGTGAAGTCCTGACACCCGAGCAAATCTATTTCAGTGTGCCGATGCCGATGATGGACGTTCCAAAGGCCGAAGCGATGGAACCCCGCAACCGGCACGAACGACGGCGGCAGGCCGCGAGACAACGGAGAACCGCATGAATGATGTAAATGCAAAGGTGTACGTGGCGGCGACAGATTTCGGACATGCTGTACAGATTGCCGTGACGATGGAAGGACCAGGCATTCTCGCCGCGGCAACTGTTCGGAGCGATGGTGAATTGTCGTTCGATTCGGTTCCCAAATTCACACGGATCACTCCCACCCTAGTCATTACCCGCGAGATGGCCACGCAGCTCTTACAAGGCCTGTTGGAGTTGGGCATTCCCACTCCCACGGCTGGCGCGATCGAGGGCGAGTTGAAGGCAACGAAGTATCACCTAGAGGATCTACGGCGGCTTATCAAGATCCCGAAGAAACCGGAGTAACCCATGGCCTTTAAGATCCGCCTAGCGACGAAGCAGAAACGCAAGAATTTCCATGCGTATGTACAACGACTACGACAACGAGGAGGCCCCATCATGCTACAGGACGCCGACAAGCAGACCGAGGAAAACCCCGCGAGCAAGACCCTCACGGTGGCCTTTGCCTGCCCCCCAGACTTCGAGCCGGAGTTCTTCTTAATCGTGGCGCTCGATAAGGAAGGGCGACACTTCACAAACACCCCGGCACAACCCCCGCTTGCCTTGCGCCTGGCGACCATCGGGATTGACTTCGCGGCCAAGCAGTCAATTACCTCCATGCTGCAACGGGACGGTGCGAAGTCGAACATTGTGGTGGCTCCGGCAGGGAGTGTGCCCACGTTCCCAGGACCGGCTGGAAGAGGATAGATGGACGACCTAGAGCAAGCCGTGCGGTACGCCTTGGAGCCGTTGACCCCGCACGGCGGCTTTGACCTGTGCGCCCTCTGTGGCGTGATGAAGCCGAGCGGGACCGATCACCAGTGTCGAAGCGGGGCCTTGGAGTTGCCAGGGCTGCCGGAACGTGATGGACGAGCGAGAGCAAGGAGCTACGCCATTGACTGACCCACGCCACTTCTGCCCGAATGCCAGGCTGGATTCAACGAGGAGCCGACTCTGTTGTGATGTGTGCGTCCCGCTCTGTGCGATCTGCGGAGCGCGGAGGGTGCAGACGACGGCACGATTGACCCAGCCAGGCCGCTTTCTGTATGCCGAGTCTCCATTGCCCTGGAAGGCCTGGAAGCATCTCGTGTGGGTGATTCCTGCGGTGGCGGCGACTCTCGCCGGGTGCCTGCATCTCTGGATCGTGTTCGTCTCGTGGGTGGTGAAGCTAGCTGAACACTGGGGATTCCTCCCATGATCCATGCCACCTTGATTGACCAGCTCTACCAGGCCGCGGAGCAATCGGAGCCCTACGAAATGTGCGGCTTGCTGTTCGGGGAAACCTTCGTCCGAACGCTGAACGTCTCGACTGAGCCGATCACCAGCTTTGAGATTGCCCCCGAGGACTACATGAAGGCCTGCATGGTCCACGATGGGAAGCCGTGGGCCCTGGTGCATTCCCATCCCAAGGGCGAAGCCGTCTTGTCGGTAAAGGATTGCCGGTTGATGGATGCCCTAGAAAAGACGAACCATGACCTCGTGATGATTGTGGTCAGTCGGCCGCATCGCACGATTCGCGCCTTTAAGAAGGCCGCGCATGTCTATGAGCGGATCTGGGAGTCGATCGGGTGAACTGTGTCCGCTGTGATGGGCTTTTGCTGGAGTCGTGGGACGGTGAGGTAGGGACCTTTCTCAAGTGTATCAACTGTGGAGGATGTATGCCGAGGTTTACGTCACCAGAAGCGAAAGAAAAATGGCTGGCCAGTACGCGAGCGACGAGAGCGGCGAAGAAGGCCGGACAAGCCGAAGGCCGAGCCATTGTGAGAGAGAGCACCCCGCGAGGCTCCGGCATTAACGGAGTGATTGAGGAGATCGATTCCAAGATTGCCGCGCTGGAGAACCTGAAGAAGCAGCTCCGGCACGCGCAGGAGTTGGTGAATCTGTGAGGGAGTTTACCATTGTCTTTCTCAGTGGTGCCTCGATCAAGGTGAAAGCAGATGTCTGCCTGATCGAAAACAACGGAGCCTTGGTCCTAGAATCACGACCGAAGGGATCTGGTACCTGGCTCCTAATGCTCGCCGTGGCGCCTGGCCAGTGGGTGACGATTGTCCAAGAGGGCGTAGAGATGGAAGGGAAACAGGTATGAGCTTCCCTGGCCGCGGCAAGTGGCGGTTGCCTGGGAGAGGGCGGCGGCTGGCCTGTCAAAGGAATTGGCCGTGGTATCGGTGGCACCATGGCCGGAAGCGGCAATGTCCATGGTGTGGGGTTCTCATGCCTGTCTACAGTGAGTTTGGCGTCATTGAACGAGTGAGGTTTATCGAATGAGCCTATCCGCCAACAGCCCGAACGGGACGAAATGGGTGATCTATGCTCAAGATGAAACCCCCATCCTGGCCTGTGAACCGAATCCGCCGAACGCGAAGGTGCTGGATACGGTCTATGAGAGCCCCACGTTCTACTCTCCGAACCGCCTCCTCTCGAAACAGTTAGTCGTGAGCGATGCCGGAGTGTGGAGCTTGCGGGATGCCCCGCTCAATCAAGCCACGTTCGAGTATGTGGAGATGGTCACGCCTGCCGGCGTCTCGTGGGTGTTCTATCTCGGGGATGACGGCTTGTTCTATGTGGAGCTCTTTACGTCCGGCGTGCCGAAGCAACGGCGACTGGTGACTACCCTACTTCATAAAGGATCGCTACTCTGGGTGGCCGATAACAGATTTAATCAACCTAGGGGAGGTCGTTAAATGGGTTACGCTTGGGGATTCATGTCCCTTGAAGAGCGCATCGCTGTCCGCATTCAGCCGAATGGAGAATGTAGGGAATGGACTGGAGCAATGAGCGGGGCAAAGAAGCCTGAGCATCGACGGCCCGTTATGAAGAAAGGTCATGTCTCACGCATCGTTTGGGAAATGACGCATGGCCGAATCCCTGACGGGCAAGAGGTCTGTCATCGTTGCGATAACCCTAAATGCTTGAGAACGTCTCATCTCTTTCTCGGCACTCATCAAGACAATCTCAACGATATGTATTCCAAGTCGAGGCAGCGTCATTGTCGAGGAGAAAGTCATCCTGACTCGAAATTAAAGGAGGATGACGTAAAGGCGATTCGTCAACTCTCTCTTACCGTTCCGCAAACTGAATTGGCACGAATATACGGGGTATCAGATTTTGCCGTATGGGCCATTATCAGGAGAAGGACATGGAAGCATGTCGAATGACCATAGCAATCTCAAACCACGGAGGTCCTAAGATGCTGTTGCTCAAGAAGTTCACTCTGGCCCTGGTGCTGGCCCTGGTCACGGCCTGCGGCACGGTCCCCCCGGCTATGCCCGCCGCGTCCTTCATTACCTCAGAAGATTCTCCGGTAGGAACCTGGACGCCTACGGTGGGCGGGACCTCGACCTACACCAATCAAGTGGGCACCTATACCAAGATTGGGAAGCTGGTGACCGTCTTTTGTCGCATGAGCATTGCCACCATCGGGACCGGCTCGCCGTACATCATTACCGGATTTCCCTACCCGATTGACCTGGACCCCTTTGCGTATGCGATTGCCCCAGTCTACGTGAATGGATTGGCGCTGTCGGTTGTCAATGTGGTGGGGCTGCTTGGACCCAATGGCACCACCAGCATGTCGCTCTACAGCCTGACTGCGGCCGCAACTGGCATGAGTGGGAATAGCATTCTCGGGAACGGGTCGGACGTCTATTTCTCGTTGAGCTATCTGACGCCATAGGACGCAGATGACCGTCCAACAACTCATTCACCGACTCATGGACTATCCGCCCGAGGCGATTGTCTATGTGCCCAGTAACACCGATGGGAAGAACGGCACGCTGCAATTTGTCGCCAATGTGCCGCATGTGGAGATCCCCATTCCAGGCATCAGGATTGACGACGATGTAGCCTTACTGCCTGGAGACATGGAGCATTTCATTCTGGAAGATGGGGCCAGTGACGAGGATCGGCAGGGGGAATCGTGACCCTGACCATTCCGCGCACGATGCAGGAGCGCATACAGAAGGAACTCAGCGCCTTGCCGGTCGTACACGGCAAAGTCGTCTTGACTTTTGAATTTAACGTCAGTATGGAGCGCGTAGGATCGTTGAAGATTCTCAAAAGTACACAAGAGGAAATCAGGCCATGAGCTACTAATCCAGCATATCTAGCCTGATCCGCAACTATCGGAACGGCATTGTTCTCTCTTCGGAGGGGGCAATGCCGTTTTTGTTTTTCTGGAGGTTTCCATGAGTGACGAACAAGGCGAACAGATCCCAGCCGTTGACCAAAACCTACCCGAAGCCTCACCGGTAGACGCGGAGAACGTCGAATCTCCGGATGCTCCCATCGAGGCGGCTCCCACGGTTGATGCGGATGCTCCCGCTCCCGAACCCATTGCTCCCGATGATCCTGACCCCCTCCCGCCTCCTGTGGTCGAGACGATCGATGAGACCCTTCCCGAACCCATTGCTCCCGATGATCCTGACCCCCTCCCGCCTCCTGTGGTCGAGACGATCGATGAGACTCTTCCCGAACCCGTTCCAGAACCCGATGCCACTCCTGAACCGGTAAATGCGTTCCTCAATCAGGTAGGCCGCGGCGGTGTCTATATCCGCGAGATGGGCGGCGAGTGCCGTCAGATGGTCGCCTGTACGCTCGTTGGTGTGCAACCTGATGGCGCCACGCGCATTCGCTTGGGCCAGGCCCCAGGAGTCCGCGAGGGCGAGATTATCGCCACGTATTCCGAGCAGCACGTTCCCGGCACCTGGCATTGGGCGTAAGACACGATGGCGAATCTCAGAACCTCAGAACTCGGACGGCACAAATGGGTGCAGGGCTTTCGAGAAGTCCGCGCCATGGGCGAAAAGCGCGACGTCCTCAAGTGCGGGAACTGCGGGAAGATTCATTACCTCGCTCAGAGCGACGATCCCCCGGTGACCGGCTGCATCAGTGACATTGATCTCACCAAGCTCGGCCCATCCATGCAGGCCGATCAACTCGAACGCGATCTGCGGGGAGGCTTGTACCACCAGTGACCGCTAAAAAACAATTCGCCTCTGGCAGCACGGCGCGCATGACCGCCGCTCGCAAGAAATCTATTCGTAAAGCGCAATCCATGGCAGCCGGGAAACGGTTCCTGAAGAAAGGACTCGTCTAAGTGCCAGCCTTTGGCATCACGGACGCCGAACTCCAAGCCGGAATCGCAGAATTGCGAGACTTGCCGGACGAGGACTTTGCGGCCCTGTTTGACGATCAGGCGTCAGGCCTGCAAGACGGGCATTTGGTCGAGTACGTCGAGGAATGCGTCAAGCACACCGAGCGCACCGACGATGAGCGCATGAAGTTCGATGAACAGCTCTGGGACGCGCACGAAAACAAGATGAAAGAGCTGGCCTTGAAAGAGGACTGGCAAGCCAAGATCACGACCAACGAACCCTTCCAGACCGTCATACAAGCCAAAATGCTTGTCCGCAAGGCCGTCGTGGATCAGCCCAACTGGTTCGACGTGACCACGGATCAAAAAGACGATCCGTTCATTATGGCGAAGGTGAACTTCTGGAAAGATACCCTTCGGTTCTGGTCCAAGCGCACCAAGATGACGCAGTTCTTTCCGGACATGACGGAGATGGGCTTTGCGATCGGGACGAGCTTAGGCGTCAAGGCGGTATGGCAGACCAATCCGGACGGCTCTGAAGGCCTGCGCTTCGTCAAAATCCTCCCCTGGCAATTACGGCGCGATGCCGATGCCATGTCGAGAGAACCGCAATCGGGCCTCTACTGCATTCATCAAGACTGGATCGATTACCACGTCCTATTGCAAGGCGAAGAGGATGGCCGTTACGAGAACGTCCGGGACTGCCTGAAGGATCGAGGGGACGAAGGCACCTGGGACCGCCGCAACGAACGCAAGCGGCGTGGGTTGGTCGATTACTCGCATAAATTCCGCCCCCAGGTCTTTGTCCGTGAGTTTTGGGGCTCCGTCCTCGACCATAACGGGGAGATGGTGTTGCCGAACGTCCGCATGACGGTGGCCAATCGCACGGTGATTAAGAGACCGGTAGCAACGAATTTCCCCAAGATCCGCTGGCCGATTCATCAGTTTGCTCCGCTCCCGCACCTGCGGAACTTCCACGGCTATTCCCTCATCGACGGCATGCTGAAGATGTGGAAATTCCGCAACAACATCCTCTCCATGACCGCCGATCGGTTGAGCTTCGTCTTGAATGGGGCCTGGGAAGTGGACGAATCGAAGCTGGTCAACCCGGCTGACAAGGAGCTCTACCCCGGCTGTACGAAGTCGAAGAAGATGAACGCGAACGGACCGGCTTATACCGCAATCAAGCAGGATGCGGCCGATTTCCTCGGGGCCGTCGAGCAAATGATGGGCTTGACCGGGAACCTGTTTCAAAACGGGGTGTTTGTCACGGAACTCCTCAAGGGCGAGATGGGCGAGCGCAAGGACATTACCAAGGGCGAGGTGGAAATCAAGACCCAGCAAGCCTTGGGGGTGTTCGAAGGCATTGGCCATGATGTGGAGTACGGCGGTGAACAACTCCTAGAGATGACACAGGATGTGCTCACGACCTACTGGGATCCGTGGGATTCGCCCAGCTATTTGCAGGTTCTCGGTCGCAAACACGAAGCGATCTTAGGGCAAATCGCCATGCTCTCCCCCGAGCAGCGCGTCGAAGCGGTGAAACAGGAAACGGACATTGAAATCCGGGGGGTGTCGATCCTGTTCCAGAAGTCGGCCCTGGTCGATCGTCTGGTGAACATGGCCAAGCTGACGGACAGCCCCCGATTCCATCCGTTCGCCAAGGACGACAAGATGATTCGCAAGATCGGGGACGCCATGGATGCGCCGGAAGTCATTAAGACTGAGGAAGAAATGGCCTTCGAACTTCAGCAAGAGCAAGCCAGGGCGGCCGAGCTCGCCGCACAGGGAGCCGGGAGAGATCCGGAAACCGGTAAACCGATGGCGGCTGGCCCAGGCCCAACCGACACACAAGGAGCCGCATGACCCAGCAGGACGTCCAGGACAAGAAAGACGGGCTCAACCTCTTAGAGGGACTGAGCCACGACGGCACACGGCAGGCCATTATCAACACATTCGAAAGCCGACTGAGTGAATACGTGGGCGCCTTGCTCGATCCGGAGATGGAGGATGCGACGGCGCTGCATGTCCGAGCCAAGGCGATCGGCTTGGTCGAAGTGATGACGGAGATGGGCGTGAAGATCGGCAGGATTGCCGAGCTGGTGCCGATCCGCCGCGCCGCGCAGGCCGTCACGCGCCAGGCGATGAATCTTTAGCAGCTTGCCGAGAGTCGGCAGGAGAAAGGGGGCCTCAATGGCCAATGGGAAGTATCAGGACATGGGCATGAATCAATCGGCCAATCCGATGCCGAAAGCGCCGATGCACACCAACCAAGGCAAGGATCCTGGGGTGAAGCGACTGGAGAAGCACGGCATCAAGAGTGGCTTCTTCACCAAGAAGCCGGGGATGAAGGGCGATTGCTAATTCTGTTACCCGCGGATTGCTGACTGTCCAGATAGTCAGCCGCTTCCGTGGCGCTGAGGAGATTCGAGCATGTTGAAGTGGTTACTGAACATCGGGCACGCCGCTGAATGCGTCCACATTCATGCTGCCCATCGCTTGACCATCGAAGGGCATGATTCGCCTGGGGGCGGGTCCGCTGCCGTCGATGAGGGGGAAGAGTTCGAGCAGGACATAGTTGACGAGGATGGTTCGCAGGACACGGACGACCTCGACAACCAGCCAAGAGGCAGACGTTCGAAGCAGGCCCAGGCCTACGACGAACTCAAGTCGGAGAAAGACCGACTGAAGGCCGACAACGAGAAGCAGGCCCGTGAACTGTCCTCGATGCAGGAGCGCATCGCCAAGATTGAAGGGCAACACGAAACCCGTGAATCCGTCAATACGCGGACGAATGAGCAACTCGATCGAGCCAAGACACGAGCGCGGGAAGTGGTGGACGAGATTAAGAAGCTCGACCGCAACGACCCGGACTACTCGGTGAAGGTCTACGAAAAGATGTTTGAAAAGGTCATAGCCGATCAGGCGCAGACCGCCGAGGAGATCAGTCGTCGGACTTCAAGTGAGGTCTTTGACGATACGCGGAACCGAGAAAAGGCCTATGCCGATGCGAAAGAGCAAACCCTGGCCTGTCTGGAAGAAAACGGACTGGACCCGGACGCCTTTGAACTCGTGCAAGCCCTCTCGATTATGAAAACGCAGACCGATCCGAGCTGGTTCAAGCGGGTCAAGCCCGAGGATCAGATTCCGCAACTGGTCAACCTCGTGAAGGAGCGCATCATCAAAACGACACGCAACAGCCAGAACTTTAAGGACGAGAAGCGCCGGCATCGGGAAGCGATGGACGGCACGATTGAGGAAGGGTCACGCGGCGCACGGGGACGCCAACGCGAGCAGGACGACGACGACCTCGCCGAAGGGCCTGGGTCGATGTTGGCCGATTTGGCGAAGCTCAAGCGCATTCAGGGCCGCAATACCAATGTGATGTTGCGGCAGTCGGAGCGGTAGGCCCAGAGACGATCCCGCGACTCGTCCGGTCTGGCAGAGGAGCATGAATCATGGCAGGAAATTTTCAGTGGACTCCCGATATTACGTCAGGCGTCTCGCGCAACCATGCGCTGAGTAGCGAACTGCGCTTTGCCAGCATTGCGGAAACGCTGGTGGTGCAGTTCGCCAGACCGGAACCGGGGTTTGGCTCCCATATGGGCGATACCGTCACGATTCAGCGGATCCGCAACATTGCGGAGCCGACGTCGGCGGTGCTGTCCCAGGCTGGCAAGGTGCCGATCGATCCGATGGCCATGTCCACGCGGTCGATCACGGTCACTGAGTTCGGCCGTGGGGTGGGCTACACCCGCCAGGTGCAACTTCTGAACAAGTTCGACATTGAGAACGCGATTCAGAAGTCACTCAAGAAGCAGATGAAGCTCACGATCGATACCGTGGCCGGTACGGCGATCAAGAACGGACAGGTCCGATTCGGCCCCACCAGTGGGATCGGCGGCACCTTCACCACGGACGGCGGTTCGACCTCGGTGACGGGGACGAACAACATGACCGTGGCGCACATCAAGATGATCCGGGACTACATGCGGAAAACCCTGCATGTCGATCCCTACCAAGGCCAGGTCTACATGGTCTTGGCCTCCACCAAGGCCTGTCGGGGCGTCAAGGACGATCCCGAGTTTCATGCCTGGCGGCAGTACCTCCGCCCCGGCGACGTGTTCTACAACGCCGAAATTGGCGAAGTGGAAAAGTGCCGGTTCATCGAGGTCGACCACGACAACGTGTTGACCGAGCGCGGAACGGGCAGCGCCGTGGGAGAAGCGGTGTTCTTTGGTGACGACATTCTGGCCTTGGCCGAAGTCGAAGCCCCGGAACTCCTGGCCGGTATCCCTGGCGACTTCGGCCGGCAGCGGTCGGTGGCCTGGTACGGCATCCTCGGGTTTGCCAACACCTGGGGCGATTCAGCGAACGATGGCGAAGCGCGGAGCGTCTACTTTACCTCGTCCTAGTCCTCACTGACCGGACAGTAAGGCAGACCATCATTCACTGACGGAGGAAACGACAATGAGACTGTATAACTTCAATCGACTCTGGAACTGGGCCAAGCGGACCCAGTTCGGCAAGATGATCCAGCATGAGGAGGATTTGCCGCTCGCGCTGGACATTCACAAGGGCGTGCAGTTTGCGCCGTCCATGGCGGAAGCCTTGGGACGTGGCTTACTGGCGAACCCGCTCCCGCGGTTGGCGGGATCCTTGTACGGCTATGAAAGCCGACGCTGGCTGCAGCCGGACATTGCGGGCGTCATGGACTTCAGCGGGACTGGTTCAGAAGGCCAGTTCAACATCTTCGACTGGTTCCTGGTCGATACCATCGGCTTTACCTTCGGGGTAGCCGGCACGACCACACCCGCGAAGGTGGACTTCGATCTGTACCCCGCGATCAACGGACTCGGGACCATCATTGCCTCGAACCTCGATGGCACCTATGGAACCGTGACCGCGCCCAATGCGACGACCGCCCAGGCGATCGGCGCCGTGGTCTACAAGAGCCTGATGGCCACCGGGCCGGTGCTCTGTAAGCCAGGCAACAGCATTGACGTGGATGTGGCGACCGCGTGTACCGCGGGCTCGTCCGCCCTCGCCTTTGTGCTGGGGGTGCCGAAGCCCGAGGAGTACCTGAACCTGACCGCTGGGTACTTGGGAACATAAGTCAATCTGAATCTCGTTGACGCAGAAGAGTGAGGGAGATGGCTCCCTTACTCGCGTAACGAAAGGAGCGTGCCATGTTGACGATTCGTGACAAAAATGTGTGGAACCGGTTCCGCAACGATAAGTACATCGGCCGAGCGGCCCTGATCCCTGGCAAGGTCCATTACGTGGCGCCGACGACGGCCTATGTCTCGGGCTATACGGTGGCCAGTGCCCAGCAATGGGCGCGGGAGAATAACGCCTTCGTCTACGACACGATCAATCTGGCCTATGCGGACTGTGTGGACGGACGCGGGGATGCGATCGTGTGCTTGCCTGGCACTCATACCCCAACCGCCTCCGTGGCACTCGCCAAGAGCGGGGTGTCGCTGTGGGGCGCGGAAGCCTGGGTTGGGCGGACCGTGAGAAAGCCAAGCTCCATCATCGTCAATCCGGCCGGGGATGAGGCCTTTAACATCACCGGTGCGGACGTCTCGTTCAATGGACTGACCTGTGTACCGGTCACGACCGAGGAGTTTGCGACCTTTACCGGGGCGGCAGACGGACTCACCATTGACGGGTGCTACATCGATCTGGCGACCCCTGCCGTGAATATCGGCACATCAGGGTTTGTCGGATCGGCCGCGATCGACAATTTCCTCTTCCAGAACAATGTCGCGTGGTCCGATGGAGCGCAAGGGCCGGCTGTCACGCTCACCGGCGCCAACCTCAACGGGCTATTCCGACTGAACCACTACCATGTGGACGCGGGCACCTGGGCCTCGGCGGTCAATCTGGCAGACATTGACGGCCTGATTGTCGACCGGGATCTGGCGACCTGCGGCGGCACGGCCATGACGGCCTGCTTTACCGGATCCGGCACCACCGTTATTGCGGGTGTGTTGTTCAAGGATTGCCGGAAGGGCGTCCTGGTCACCTTGTTGGTCGACGGCTTCGGGACCACATCACATGCCGAACTGGTGGCGAACCATACCGCCACGATCGGCGGCGGGACCGGCGAAACACTCATCACCGTCATTACCTAGTCGGTGGAGTGAGGACACTCGCGGGAGGGTGGCAGCATCCTCCCGCACACACAGAAAGGAACGATATGCAACGGTTAGCGGGCGATTTTCTTGTCAAGCGCGTGGTGAGTCTGTATGGCCAAGGTGGGGCTACGACAGAACTCTATGAGTTACCCAATGGGCAATGGCAGTTTGGCAAAGGTAAGGATGCCGTCGTGGTGACAGATCTCTCGCAAGTCGCGGCTCTGGATCCAGGGACACAAGCCGACGTGGCGGCCTGGCTGGATCGGACGAAGAACCTCCCGAAACCGGCCGCGGTGCAGCAGGGCATGACGCCGCTTTTAGCCGGGGGATCCGTGAAGGATCGGCTGAGTCAGGCGATTACCAACATGCCCAACGAGATTGCAGCACGGCTCCTCTTGTCCATCGAGCAAGTGCTGGGACCGGTGGCCGATTCACTCAAGCAAGGGGCGCAGGTCAACCATCACAGCGATGGGTACGGGCAGGATCAAATGATGGCCGCACCCGGTTCGGTCGAATCCGCAGCCTTTCAGTTGCCGGAAGGGGCTCGCTGGGCACAGCCGGGCAATCCAGCCTCGGGGTATCTCACGCCGGATTTCGAAGTGAAAGACGAGCGGGGCCAGCCCTCGATGCGCTGGCATCCGACCCCTGATTTCCATGCGTTCACCGATCATGCCGCGGATACCGTAGCCGGGCCGAAAGACGCGGACTTGACCGACGTGGAGCAGGAAATGGCGAAAGAGCGGGTAGCGCGGGGCGTTCCGAAAGAGACCGCCAGCCGACGCGGGGCGCGACGGTAACTATCTCGATAGTCAGTGAAAGGAGTGCCGATGAGAAGCTATCTCTACGAATCCATCAGCCGGAGCTTTGCGACGAAGTTCCTGACCAGTCAGAGCGATGCCCTCGCGTTGCTCACTCGTCCTGCAAACAGCCAAGGATCCCGCTTCGTCATCGGAGAATTTAACCTGCAGAACCGTTCCGGGAGTTCGGCGGTGGCGGGCATTGGGGGACGGCTCCCCGTGTCGCTCTGGCAAGCCGGGCACTGGGACGATTCCGCCTATGCGGCCGGCACCGTCTTTGCCGACGACACGACCGACTGGCAGGACGCCGGAACCGACGATTTCCTCTTGGGGACAACCAGCACCAACGACGACGGCTTTGTGATTTCGTGTTCGGTCCCGTTCAATATCGCCTCCATTGTGGTGGGAACGGCAGCCTCGGGCGGCTCGCCCGCCTTCTCCCTGCATTACTCCATCGCCACAGCCGGCACCGGTTTCTCAAGCAACTGGGGCACGATCAGCAACCCCTACGTGGCGCCGCTCTTTACGTCGACCGGGGAACAACTGATCTGGTTCGAGCCTCCGGTTGACTGGGTGCCTGTGACGTCGGCCACGGCCATCATCAACCGGCATGGCGCCACGGTGCCCTCTGGGTACGCCATTCTCGTGAAGCAGACCACGGCCGGCAGCGTCTCGGCCGGGACCGGCAATATCGGGGTCCTGGGCCGGATGTTCCTCTCCAGCGAAGCCTTACCCGACAACAACATCCTCAGCAATCTCGGTGGGGCGGACATCTATCTGCCGCCTCAATGCGATGCCGTGTGCGCGGCGATCAGCGTGGCCAATTCACAGAACCGGATCGACGCCAAGGTGCGCTATGCCGGATAGGAGTCACCCCATGAAATCATTTCTGCGAGGGTCAGCGTACACGTTAGTCTTTGTGCTCTGCATCGGACTGGCCATGGATGCGCTGGCACAATTCGGGGTTGGGAGCGGCGGGTTTCTGTTTGATGAGAACGGGAATCTCAAGGTCAACCTCATGGTCCTGATCTCCGGCGAAGACCAAGCGAACAACTTGATCCAAACCAGCGGAGGCGTGGTCCGTCAAATCACCGTGACAATGGGGGCATCAGCCACTGCCAACGGGACCACCGCGGCCTTTGCTGTGCCGACTGGCATGAAGACCTTCTACGGGCAAGTGGTTGGGACAGGTTCAGTCCTGCAAACCCAAACCGTTTACGGCGATGTCGATAACGATGCGGCAAACGGAGCTGTCGTCTGCACCCTCGTTAATTCTGGGACCACCCGCGATCAATCGTTCTGCAAAACCGACGTACCGTTCTCCTACTACTACGTTGTTACCACCGCCACCTCGGGAACCTCAGCCACAGGAGCTGTCTATGTTAGCTATTAAATGGGCGATTGTACTCGTGTTGCTGGGCTGTCCGTCATGGGCTACTGCTGGATCGGGGTATGTGGCGTCCGACGCGGGAGGACCTGGATATAAATCCAGTGGGGATAAGACCGCAGACGCCCTCATCAAGACCGGCGCAGGCATGGTCCATACCGTGACGTGCGCATCGGATGCGGCAGCGACAGCCGGAACCGTGGCGATTCGTGATGCCGTGGCCGCTGGAGCGGGAACCGTCATGCAGCAGATCACCTTCGTCGCCGCCTACTTCCCGCCTGTCACGATCACTCTGGATCAGGAATTTGCGACAGGACTCTACTTCGACTTCACCACCACCGCAGATGTGGACTGTTCAGCGAGTTATAAATAAGCGAGTGATAGGAGCGACATGACGACACGATATGTAGACAATCGGCTTACGACTGGATCGAATAACGGCACTTCGGCGGCGGATGCGTATCAGTCGCTAGAGCATCTTCGGAATGGGATCTCTGGCGGTGGGGTCGATGTGGTGCAGTTTGTTGCAGGTTCAGGCCCCTACCGTGAAGTGTTTAGCTCACGGGCGACGCGATTTAAGACTGACTTATCCTTTCAGGCGTCCGATCGATCATTGAATAGCGTGGGAACAAATCTGACGACGTTCACGTTTGCGCCTGGAGACGTTGTGCAAATCTATGGGTCGCCACTCAATTCCAAGCAACTGACCATTTCCACAGTGGCGGCATCGAAGATTACATTTATTGCCACGAATACCGTGGTCGATGAAACGGCAGGGGCCTCGGTATGCGTGACGGCGATGACCGGGGGTTCAAATATCGCGGCAATGGATCTGGCGAGCAATGGCACCACTACTGCGCCGCGTCGATGGATGTTGAACGGCTGTGAGATTGATTGCGGGCGCACGATTGATACGAACTACACATGGACGGCATCGAGTGTGGCAAATGAATGGTACTTACGTCGATCCGACCTCTCAAACCCGTCGCTCCTGCAACCGTTTTGCGCCACCATCGACGGAGCCTTTGTCTGCGACTCGGCTAATGTTGGGATGCAAATGGGGACCGTTGGGGCATTGACCTCCGTGAATGTCATGGGGTGGGGCGACAACGATTCCATCGGCTACAGCACGCTCTATATCTACAGTACGTCGAATCCTTCAACGAAAACCATCCGCATTGGGCAAGTGTACGCTGGTGTGAATACGACCTGGCAGTACCATAGTCTTGAAGATGGCTATTTCACGCTTGCCAATCGAGATAGCGGGAGCAATTCAGGTAGGGGGGTAGGGATTGACAATCGGAGCACCTCACGATGGTGGGTGAAGCGATGCGTCTTGAAGCATCATGCGCTGCACGCCATTGAAACTGGAGGAACAGGAGAGACCTTCGCGGAATGCTCACTCGGATATTTTTGTGGGCATCGCTTCATGTCGCTCTCAGCGAACGGGACACTTTCGGCTAGGAACTGCCTAGATTATGGGAGTCATCTCTTTGCCGTTATCGGAGTAACGATGACCTATCAAGCGCAGATGGTCATTAGAAATTGCGTTGGGGTGTATGGGGAAGCGGGCGCGATTGATAAGAAATCTGCCGCCGCAGCTCTCGACGAATCACACAATGTCTGGTATCCACGATTCGGCGCAGCGGGCGCGGCGTTAGGATATGTCAATACGGCGAATTGGCCGACGACTCATGCCACCGATTATCCGCCAAGTGCCGCGACAACGATTGCGACGGTCGCGTCGAATGTGGCCGCTGGGGCGCTCGATCCGCAACTAACCGCCCCGTCTGACACGGCTTTTACCACGGCGAGTTTTAAGCCGCGCAATCGGACAGCCGTAGTCGCCAATGGCGATCCCTGTACTGATCTGGTCGATATTACGGGTGTGGCGCTCTATGGACGCAGCCAAAACCCAGATCGCGGCCCCTGGTTCATTGGAGGCGCACGCCCCAGGGCCGTAAGAGTATGAACGATCAATCATCCAGCGGCGATCCTGCCGCCACACGATCAGCGAGGAACTAATGCTGTTACGACTACTCTGTGCCGTGCTGATGATAGGGGTCATGGCTGGCCCTGTCCATGCTGTAACGTTGTTTAGTGACACGTTTGACAACTATGGGGACGAAGCAGCGACCGTATCGGCGTTGCAATCGAGATACGGATGCAGTTACAGCTCTCCGTCGCCATTTGCAGTCACTACGAATGAACAAGCGGTCAGTACCGCGCAAGTATTTTCTGGGCCGTTTTCAATCCGGCAACGCTATACGGGGTCACAGTATGCCAACCCTCCTCAAGGGGGAGGCTCGTGCTCCTATGATTTTCTCGGGTTTGATGGATCGCTACGGAAAGACATTTGGATCACCTGGTATCACCGATTCGACGGAAACTTTAAGACGGGAGGTGATGAATCTGACCCGCTCCTCGTCAGGTCGGTAGCCACAAAGGGACTGTACATGTACATGAAGTCCCTTTCGACCGGGCAAGAAAATGGCTGGGTCTTCCATTATTTCTATGGCGGCACGCAACTGACGCTTTCTGCACAAGGCATCAAAGACGCGAGAGGGCCTGCGTCTGGCGGTTTTCAGCCTGTGCCATATGACACTGAGAACATGTGGCACAACGTACAAGGCTATAGCCAGCCCAAGGGTCGATGGGTCTGCTATGAGGCCAATTACCGACTGAACGATCCAGGAGTTGCGAACGGGCAATATCTTCTCTACGCGCAAGACATGACCCTCGGCGGACCGTCTATGTTGCTCGCGTCCTACACCAATCGGGAATTTCTCGGGGCCACACCATCAGACCGTATGCCGTCAGATGCGCGATGGTTTCGATTTAGATTCTATCGCCAAGACGGCCTCGGAGATATGTGGTATGACAACGTGCGGGTTGATACGACCCGCGTAGGCTGCTCTGGCGCACCGCCTCCCTCTGATACGACGCCTCCCGCTCAAGTCGCAGGGCTCTCGTCGCCTTCCAAGACGGCGGGCTCCATCTCCTACACCTGGACGGCCAACACTGAATCGGACTTGCAGCAGTACACGATTCAGGGCTGCACGGGGGCCGCCTGTACGAACTTTGGGACGGTCGGCACGAGACCAGCCGGACAGAATAACTTCACCTGGACCGGCCTTGCGGCCAATACGCTCTATCGGCTGCGGGTGGCCGCGCAAGATACCTCCAATAACGTCGGTACATTCTCGTCCATTGTCGATGTGACCACGAACGCCGCGACGACCCTGCCAACCGTGACCAACTTTACGACCACGGCCACCGGCGGGACGATCACCTACACCGGCACCCCAACGGACTTCCGCATCGCCTTCGGCGGCACGAACGGCGACGGGACGTTCTGGAATAGCCAAATCATCCGTACGCTGGAGCAAGTGCTAGGTGGGGCGCTCTCCTTCAACTGGCCCGCGACGACGAACTGGGCTTGTGCCCATGCGCGTGATGCCGTGGCCGCTGAGGACCCGATTGAGTACCGTTGCAATAGCGTGACGCCTGCGGCACCGGGGGCCACACCCACCGGCACCTATCTCCGCAAGCTCTCAAGTAACCCCCGCTGGCTGACGTTGGACGGCTCCACGGCGATCTATCGCGTGGGGATCAGCGGTGGGAATAACTGCACGGCCTCGTATTGTGGTTTACAGGACATTGTTCGGTCAGACCTGAATAATCTCATCACCTCCACGACGATCATTGACACCTTCGACGGCACCGCATCGGACATCGGCACCTCTTGGACGGGAGGCTATACCAACACGGTCGCACTCACGAAAAATTCCGGCGTGGTGTATGAGAGCGTGGACCCAGGGAACGGGGTCGAGTCGCGAAACGAATTGCTCTTTGGCGATCAGTTCGCCCAAGTCACCTTAGGGACGTGGACCGGCGCGGGATTCAGTTACATGCGCCCCTATGTGCGGATGTCCGACCCTGGCGGGGCGTCCAACGGCTACGCCTGTGCGGCCATTCTGAACGGGGGCGGGCAGACCTCCCGCATTGAACGGGTCGCGAACGATGTCTCCACGGTGCTCACGTCAGAGAATGCGATCACATGGGCCACGGGGAACATCGTCCGCTGCCGAGCCATTGGCGACACGATATACCTGGACCGCTCAACGGACAGCGGGGCGACCTGGGTCAATTTGCTCAGTGCGACCGATGCTACCTACCAGACCGGCCGTGTGGGCCTGATGATGAACACCCAAACGACCGCCTCCAACGGATCAGCCACCGAGTTTCGGGCAGGCCCGATTGTAGCCGACTATGTGACCATGCTGGATGATGTGGTCGCAGAGGGAGGCAACTGGGTCCGGTACTGGACGCTGGAGCAAACCAACTGGTGCTCCGATGCAACATGTGCCGCCAGTGATTACCTCCACCTGCCCTTTACACAGCTCCCCTGGCAGTGGACGGGCACCACGCGCACCGATACCTCGACGGGAACCAACATTGTCGTCGGCGTGTACGACCTGGCTGACCTCAATCAGTCCTTCTTCGACCGTGTGAGCCAGCGGATTGACGCGGCACTCGCTCGAGGCATCACGCCCATCATCACCATGTTCAGCGGCGGGCATCTCATGTACGGCCTGCCGACCTCGTGGAATGCAGGGTTCTCCCATCCGTTCTACAGCGGGAACAACATCAACGGGATCTCGTGCGATACGAATGCGAACGAGGCCTGTGAAGAAGCTCATAGCCTTGCAGACGTGAACATCACCAACGCGCAGAAAGCCTATATCAATCGCCTGGTGCAGACCGTCGGCAACCGGGCCGTCATCCTAGAAGTCAGCAACGAGGACCAGACCGACTCCACCGACTGGCAGAACATGGTGATGGAGCAGGTGCGCACGGCGGAAACACTCTACGGCACCGATCCACATATCATCTTCCAAAGCGGGTGGGGGAATACGACGAACTACCCTGC